ACAGGTACCCAGGGTATTGGTGTTGTTAAAGTAGAGAGTTATGAATCATTAATATCTACTGTACAGGCACTTTGGAAACATGACGCTGAATTGTTATTACAAGAATATATGGATGTAAATTTTGACATAAGAACTTTTGTTGTTGATAATAAAATATTTGCAAGTACAAAAAGAATACAAGGTAATTCAGACTTTAGAACGAATATTCATAGAGGTGCAAAAGCAGTACCATACAAACTAGATGATAAAGAGATTGAAATAATACTTAGGGCTGCGAGAGCAAGTAAAGGATATATGGTCGGTGTTGATCACTTCATACACAAAGGTGAAATTTATGTTCTTGAAGTAAACGGTTCACCAGGAACAGGTGCTGACTATGAAGGTTATGCATATCAAGAAGATGAAGGACCTAATCCAGGTGGTCAAATATCTGGTAAACAATTAGTAAAAAATGTTATCAATCATACAGTCAATAGAGATAACTGGGATAGACAATCACTAGTAGAAACTGGTTGGTTAGAAACTGTTGACATAGAAGGTTTAGGTAAGATTAGAGCAAAATTAGATACAGGTAACGGTGCGAAAGCGTGTTCAATGCACGCCGAAGATATTAAAGAAAACGGCAAGAATATTAGTTGGACTTATAACAATAAAAGATATACTAAACCAAAACATAGTGTGTCTAAAATATTTCGTGCAAATGCTGAAGGTGATGAACCATCAGAAATAAGACCGACAATTTTATTAGATTTAACCTTTAATGGTTTTACCTATAAAGATATAGAATTCGGACTAGATCAACGACCAAGATCCGGTTCAGATATCCTCTTGAATAGAGAGGTTATAAAAATGTTCAATGCAAGTGTGAATCCTAATAGGAGATTCGTATTGAGTAGAAGATTACCTCCTATAAATAAAACTAAATAAAGGAAATATAATGGCACAAAGTGAAGTGAAAGTCCTACGATTAAAAGTAGGCGATTTTATTATTGCGAAAGTAAGTGAAATGAAAGACTCCTATACCATGGATAAACCAATGGCATTAGGATTTGTTGGCGCTGGTGAAACAGGACAAGGCACACTACAATTTGCCCCTTGGTTCCCATTTACCGATAAAAGAGAAATCAATATAAAAAAAGAAGATGTACTTCTTATAGAAGAACCCGGTTTAGATTTACTAAATCATTATAACAAAAATTTTGGTAGTGGATTAATTCAAACACCAAAAGGATTAATTACTGAATAGTCCTTGACTTTCGAGTCAAAATCTGTTATAATAGTTATATGAAGTTCTACACAAGCGTTATTCCCCATAGAGGTCGATTACTAACACGAGCAATCGTGAATGGTAAAAGAATCAAAGACAGAATAAACTACAAACCTTCATTATTTGTACCAGTAAAAAAAGATACCAAATATAGAACTCTTGACGGTAGACCGTGTGAGAAAGTATCTTTTGATTCCACTTACGAACAACGAGAGTGGTTAAAACAATATGATGGTGTTACCGGTTTCGAGTTCTTTGGCAACACCAGACACCATCATTCATTCATATCAGACGAATTCAAAGGTCCTATTCAATGGGATCGAAGCAAAATCAACATCATAACTATTGATATTGAAACAATGTGTGAAAACGGTTTCCCTGACCCTAAGACTACAATAGAACCTGTACTTTGTATAACAGTTAAATCTCTTAATGATAAAGAGGTAATTGTTTTCGGTACAGGTGACTATGTTAATGATAATGTTACCTACATAAAATTTTCAACAGAGCAAGAAATGCTTGAGGCGTTTCTAAAATTCTGGGAAGAGTATGATCCTGATATTGTAACCGGTTGGAATTGTAAGTTCTTTGATATGACTTACATTATCAATAGAGTTAAGTATCTTCTAGGTGAAGATCATATTAAAAAATTAAGTCCTTGGGGTATTGTTGAATCAAAAACTCAAGGCGGTTCATTCGGTAATGAATTACCTTATTATGATATTCTTGGTGTATCAACCTTAGACTACTTAGACTTGTATAAGAAATATACTTATTCAAGGCAAGAGAGTTATCGTTTAAACTATATCGCTGGCGTAGAACTTGGTGATTTTAAAGATGACAATCCCTATGAAAGTTTTAAAGAGTGGTACACCAAGGACTATCAGTCCTTTGTAGATTATAATGTTCAAGATGTTGAGTTAGTTGATAGACTAGATGATAAGATGAAACTTATTGACTTACACTTAACAATGGCATATGAGGCGAAAGTTAATTATCAAGAAGTACATCAACAAGTAACCATGTGGGATGCAATTATATTTAATTTCTTAAAAGAAAAGAATATAGTTATACCTCAAAAAGTTGAACACTTAGACGCCAGAGGTTATGAAGGTGCCTATGTGAAAGATCCTATTGTAGGTTTTCACGATTGGGTTGTAAGTTATGATTTGAACAGTCTGTATCCACATTTAATTATGCAATATAATATTTCACCAGAAACAATTATAGGATTTCAACCTGAACTTGCAAGTGTAGATAGAATGCTTGATGGTAAAGTTGACTTTTCTGGTTTTGATAAAAGAACTATGACGCCTAACGGTGCGATATTTAGAACTGACAAACCTGGTTTCTTAGGTGAGTTGATGGAAAAGTATTATACAGATAGAAGTAAATATAAAAAGTTAATGCTTATCGAACAAAAGAAACTACAAAAAGATAAGAATAATAAAACAATACAAAATAACTTTGCACGATATTATAATATTCAGATGGCAAGAAAGATTGCATTGAATAGTGCCTATGGTGCTATCGGCAATAAGTATTGCCGTTATTATGATGTGAGACAGGCAGAAGGTATTACATTCGCTGGGCAATATTCAATTCGATTTATACAAAGACGAGTCAATGAGTATCTTAACAATCTATTGAAAACAGAAAAGATAGATTATGTTGTTGCTTCAGATACAGATTCAATCTATATTCGTATGGGTGATGTTGTTAAGAAAATGGGTCTCGGTGATGATATCAGAAAGACTGTAAGAATACTTGATAAGTTTTGTGATCAGAAACTCAAACCTTTTATTGATAAGAAGTATCAAGAGTTGGCAGATTATACACACGCCTATCAACAAAAGATGGTAATGGATAAAGAGATAATTGCCAACAAAGGTATCTGGACTGCAAAGAAAAGATATATTCTCAATGTATATAATTCTGAAGGTGTTGACTATGAAGAACCTAAACTAAAGATTATGGGTATTGAGGCAGTTAAGTCATCAACACCAAAAGCGTGTAGAGATAAAATTAAAGAGGCACTAACTATCATTATGAATAAAGACCAGAGTGCCTTGATTGAATTTGTGGAAAACTTTAGACAAGAATTTGTGAAATTACCTGTCGAAGATATTGCATATCCTAGAGGTGTGAATGGTTTAATGAAGTATCAAAGTAGAGAAACAATCTATAAGAAACATACACCGATTCATGTAAAAGGTGCCTTGATATATAATTTAAATCTAAGACAAGATAGTAGTCTCTTAAATAAGTACCAGGCAATTCAAGAAGGTGATAAGATTAAGTTTATTGCATTGAAAGAACCTAATCCATTTAAAGATAATGTTATTTCTTTCATAACAAAATTACCTAAAGAATTTAGACTACACACACATATAGATTATGATAAACAATTTGATAAATCATTTTTAGATCCACTAAGATTTATCGTTAACGCAATTGGTTGGCAGTTTGAAAAGACTGCTAGTTTAGAGGAGTTTTTTGGATGAGTGATATATTAGAAAGTATGATAGATGTAGGTAGTGGATTTTTTCTATCTATTATAATTCAAATAACAATATTTCCATTATTTGATTTACATCCCACAATATTTGAGAACTTTCAAATTGCATTAATATTCACTATGGTGTCAATGACTAGATCAGCATTATGGCGAAGATTTTTTAGAAAGAGAAGAACATGAAAATAGAACGATTAGATAAAATGGGTAGTGATCTATCCGTAGTAAATGCGGCCAGAGTTTCGTATTCTAAAATTGCTGAAGAGATGACTGATAAGGATGAAAAACTTATTAAGTATCTCGTAGCACACGACCACTGGTCACCATTTGCACACGCCTCAGCACAGTTTAGAATTAAGGCACCTTTGTATGTTGCAAGACAATTAGTAAAACACCAAGTAGGGTTATCTTGGAATGAAGTCTCAAGAAGATATGTTTCAGACGAACCTGAAATACAAAAGATACAAGAGTGGCGAGGTAAACCTAAAGATTCTAAACAAGGTTCTGATGGTCTTATTGACCTACCACCTGAAGTGATTAGAAGATATGAAGAACATATGGAAACTTCAACAAAAATATATAGAGAACTTATTTACTTTGATGTTGCACCTGAAATAGCAAGAAGTGTATTACCACAAAGTATGATGACTGAATGGATATG